ATCAGGCCTGGGTATCCATCCGCTGGATCTCCAACCAGGCACTGTGTGAAGAACGCGGTGTCTGCTGCGTCTTCTGACACCTCGAACAGCTCCTGGCTGACAGGCCGATATAGCCGGCCAGGGATTGTCTTCATGTCCTTGTCGTCAGACACGATGATGCCCTTACCGATGTTGTCCGGCTTGGTGGCTAGGATGCCCATGCAGTCGTCAGCCTCGAGCCCAGGCTTCTGGAAGGTGCGGTAGTGGTGCTGCACCCAGTCCAGCATTGCGGCATAGCCCAGGGGCTTCCTGGTCTTCTTGCGCTGCCACTTGTAGGTGGGCTCAATGACTTTGCGGAAGTTGGTGGTGGATGACAGACACAGGATCATGTCATCATCGTTTAGGCGAGCTTTGAACTCTGACATCTGTGTACTGAACAGATCCTTGGCAATCTTCAAATCTGTGGTCAGTGACCATACATCGTCACCCCAGTCCGTCTCTTCCTCCGTTGCTGCGGTGCAGCGGTAGAGGTACAGGTCAGCGTCAACAATAAGCATCTTCGAGATCCACCATGAAGTCTGCGCCGTCCTCAGTGAGGAGCCAGCGGTTGCCGTAATGCATTTCGGTCATCTTGGTTGTGATAAGACCTTCGACTGCAGCGATTGCGATGGGATTGGCAGCTTTCCTGGCGTAATCCCCTTTGGTGCTAATGCCTCTCTCCAAAGCCTTATTACAGACGTCGTAGAGCATCATCAGCCCAAGCTCTGGGGAGCCATCGCTGTCAGGATCAATGGGTATCTCGCCAAGTTTGCCCGATGGCATACTCCGCTCCGATGGGGCATTTGAAGCTGAAAGCTTCTCCCGCTTTTTGCGCTGCTCTTCGAGCGATATCACCAATGACATCCTCGTCTCCTTTCCTTACTTGGATCTGCACCTCGTCGTGGACCCAGGCGATCACCTGGGCATCGAGGTTGGCTTCTTTGATTGCGTGATCGATCTCCACCAGCCATTGCTTGCAAAGCACGGCGCCGGCTGACTGGATGAGTGTGGACATGACAGAGTGTTGGCTGCGGACCTTCAGCCGGCGCTTGTCCAGGCCGTAGATCCACCCCTTTTCGGCTGCTACTCCGAGCTGTGTTTTGAGCTCGCGGAACGCTGGGACGGCTTCAAAGAAGTTGTCTCGTAGCTTCCGGCCAGCCGCAGGACTAGATCCCACCACTTCTCCGAGCTTGCGGTCTCCACCTCCAAAGATGAGGGTGTAGATAAAGGTCTTCGCCTGGTCTCTGGTATCGAGACCCGCCGCCTGTTGGTTAGCTGTGTGGATATCTCCACTGAGGATCTCTTTTGCATAGGCACCACCATCGTTAAGGAAGTGAGCCAGACAACGCAGCTCGAGGCCAGACAGGTCAGATCCCACTAAGCTGTAACCAGGCTGGACAGTGAACAGCTCACGGCATTGCTCACCGTAGGGCTGACGAACGCTAGGCACCTGGGCGAGGTTAGGCCCAACGTGGCTGGCGCGGCCTGAGATACAGCCGCCACTGATGATCCGGTGACGTAGCTTTCCGTCCTTCTCAACCTTCTGCAGCCAGGCCTGCTTGCCTTCAGCAAGCTGCCCGATGCGCTTTTGAATCAGGAAGATCTCAGACAGCCGCTTGGCCTCTGGGTAAGGGAGACTCGCCAGGACCACCTCATCAATCTGTGCATGACCGTCGTTGGTCAGAAGCTTTGGCTCCCAGCCATACTTGCGACGCAGACAAAACTCGATCTGCCGGCGGCTCATGTGGTTAAAGTAGACAGTCTTGCGCTTAGTGAATGGAACACCTTCGACGTAGCCCAGGGTCTTGTTGTTGCGCTTTGGGATGAAGGTCTCAGTGACCTCCCAGGGCTCAAACAAATCCTGCAGCTCACTGCTCAGCTCCTGGCGACGTGCTGCCAGCTCTGCGAACAGCTTGCCGGCCTTGGCTTCGTCAAAGGTCCAGCCGGCGTTGCCGATGGCGTCAGTGATCCAGGCGACCTGGTGCTCGAGCTCGATGGCTCTTTCACTGACCTTGTCCACGTTGAAGATCTGGTACAGGTGAGCAGTCAGACGGACGTCCTGCTCCATGTACTCGTGCATCTCCTCGTTCCAGCTCTCCCAGCCGCCGCTATAGTCACCCTTGTGGTTCCGCAGCCGGTGACCCCAGGCAGCGAGACTGTGGCTGCCATACAGACGCTTAGGCATGTCCCTGGAGGCATCCCAGTCTTCGCGTTTTAGGTCGGAGTAAATGAGGCGGGAAAGGATCAGCGTGTCGGTGATCTTCGCTTCTGTATTCCAGCCAGGCTTGACGATTTGGATGGCTGGAATGTCATAGTTTATGATGTTGTGGCCGATGATCTCATCAGCTTTGGAGAGACGCAGTAGTGCGCTGTCAACCTCATCCGGCTTATAGCCCTTGTAGTCACCACTATTGAGATCGAGGATGCCGATGCAGTGAATACGGTTGATGGTGTCTAGTAAGCCGTTGCTCTCCAGGTCGAAGAACAATCGCTCTGTCATCTATCGTCACCTGACCCGCCGATGACACCGCGCTCCTCGCGGCTCGTTAGCTTGTCGATGTTGGCAGAAGCGACGTCGCTGAAGTTGAAGTCGAGTTCGTAGGACAGCATGGCGGTGTACCAAAGCACGTCGCCAAGCTCAGCGATGATCGCCTTGCGCTGCTCGAAGGTTAGCTTTTCAAGCTTGGTGTCATTGTCGCGGATCAGCTTCTTGAGCTTGTCAGCGACCTCGCCGGCCTCACTGCACAGGCCAAGGGCCAGGTATTCATACTCCTGGCCATCGGGATAGGTTGCGGTAGCCGTACAGGCCCACTGGTAGTCATCAAAGTCTCTCATTGCTTATGTTCCCCTTTGCTATTTCTTTGGCTATCGCCCGGCGCAGCTTGCCCTTGTAGGGCCATGGATCTTTGAGCAGACGCTCGCGGATTTTGAGCTGGTAGGTGCGCCTTCTTGTTGGGTCATTGGTACGTTGCATCGCGCTTACAAAAGCCATGCAGTAATCATAGGTGGACATCTTCAAACGCCGCGCTCCGCTAGCCATACGTTTAGCTGGTCGGTGGTCATGCGTTTGGTGACACTGGGCTCTACAGCCCATGCCATACAAAGCCGGTGCTTGTCTGGAAGCAGGAAATGGATAGACCGGTCGAAGATGCGGATCTCGAAGAAGTAACGACCGTTCGAGACACGGCGTCCGCGATGCCTGGCATACGGCAAACAAACGACCGTGAACAACCGGCGACCGAAGAAGGTAACCTCATGGAGCCAATGGCTCGCGTAGTAACGCGGCTTGCGGTGAAGTGAATAACCGAGCTTTGCAACGCGGTTGTAAAGGGCAGGATGTAGCTGCTGTGGTTTCATTGTGCTCTCCTCAGAAAAGGGCCTCAGAAGGCCGTAGACGGCCACTGTCTCGATCAAAGGAAACGGTACCGGCAAAGCCAGTCTCGCCTGTCCAGCGGTTCTTCAGGACGTGTAGGTGGCGGGTGTTTCCGTCGGGGTTGTCGGGATCGATCTGCAGTGAGATGCAGATGTCGCTCAGCTGCGCGATGCTGTGGGATCCGCGTAACTGGCCCAGGCGTACCTTCGCGCCATCCTCGTGGCCCTTGTCGCCCTCAGGGCGGCGCAGGTGCGATACGATGATGAGCCCGATGTCGAGCTCCTGGACCAGGGTCCGCAGCCTGGTCATCGCCATGTCGATCAACTTTCGCTCATCGTTGGTGGCCAGGCCAGACACAAGGATCGATATGTGATCGATGATGCAGAACCTGACACCCAGGGCGCGGACCATGTATTGGATCCGGTTGCAGATAACATCGAGGTCGGATGAGCCGAAGTGATCGAAAAGGTACAATGGACGAGCCGGAGGAAATAACTCGTCAAAAGCCTCTTCGATCACTTCGTCGGTCACGTCGGATCTATCGACAGTGATGTTCTTCGACAGATGTATTCCGACCAAACCAAGCAGTGAACGCTTGGTGCTCTCCTCGAGCATCATCATCCCGAGCGGTTCACCAATCTCATGGTGAAGGTGGTAGCAAAGCTCGCGGACGAAGGTGCTCTTGCCGATCCCAGATCCTGCCGTCACCGTTACCAGCTCGCCCCGACGCAGACCTTTCGTGATCTCGTGGAGGCGGTCAAAGGGATAGGTAATCGTCGAGGCAGCATCGACTTCGCTGACGGTGTCTCTGAGATCTGCCGCCGCGACAATGCCATCAGGCCTGTATTCACGAGCCTGGAAGATTGCGTTGACGACGTCTGCCGATTTGCCCTGAAGAAGACACTCGTTTGCATCCTTCAAGGGCAGATGGGCGAGCTTGGCCTTACCAGCCGGCAGCGTCTCAGCAACCTTAACGGCCGCCGCCTGACCAGGCTCGTCCATATCGAACATGATGATGATTTCCTCGAAGCCTTCGAGGTAGTCCCAGTTCTCTTTGATGGAACGCACCGCTGAGCTGCTGCCGTTAGGGAGACCAACAGTCGCCCAGCGGTGGTTCTGTAGCTGCGAGACGGTGATCGTGTCGATCTCGCCTTCGCAGATCACCAGCTTTTTGCCGGTGCTCCAAAGGTGCTGGCCGAAGAAAGGCATCTTCTTGCCGTCACCGAGGATACGAAACTGCTTGTCTGGGGTG